CACGAAAGTCTGCTAGTTTAGCATCACGATCGGCGTCATTAGCCAAGGCGGAATAGATACTTTCAACATTTTTTAAATTATCACGGGTAGCACCTTGTCCCAACAAAGTTTGTGCTACATAATCTGGGTCTTGGCCATGTTGGACCAGCTGATTAGTGGTGCGACTTAGCATGCCGTTGGCACCCACTTTTAGCCCCAACTGTTTGGCAATACTACTCATTAACACATTGCGATTTACACCCTTAAAAGCTGAACCTTCAGTGCCACCATAAAAGAATGTACCCCAATCTAAATTAGGAAAAAACATAAAGTCAGTTTGTACGTAGCCTTTTTTAGGATCGCCACCAATGGGGGTTTTAAAATGAACTTCTCCAGCTTTTTTAACCCACTCACGTGGATCTTGTCCTTGACCCGTTGCCCACTGGGTAAGTTTGGCTGCTATTTGATCTTTGGTTGTTTCTCCTAGATCTACACCAAGATCTAGATCACCGCTGGTGGGCTTGCGGCCCGTGGAACCCAGCCAACGTTCTTGGGGGAATTTCATACCCAATACTTTTTCTACAAATGCAATTGTGGAGGGAACGTCGGCTTGATTAATACGTTGTGTTGCTGGTTGTCCGTCAGGACTTTTAAATACGTTGCCGCCCTCAGTTAGCATCACTGCGTCTCACAGTTCTTGTGAATTTTGTTGCGTCACGATCACGGATAGCATTTAACAATTTACGGTTGAGTTTTTCAGCATCATCAGGTGAAAAACTCTCATCAATTTGTTCAAGCAATCGTATTGCAGATGCTATTACGTTTGATGCGCGGCTTTCAATAACATATCTACGATCGCGATCGTGGTAACGATCTTGGTAGATTGAATCTAGCTCTTCTAGAATACTGCGGGTTTTTTTCTGCATAATTGCTATAACCTTTGACTTATTTATTGCATCATTAACATCTATGCTCGTAAATATCATACTATGAATCGCTTGTTTACATTTGGCTGTAGCCTAACTAATTACCATTATCCAACTTGGGCTGATATAATTGCCACAAACTTTGATGAATTTCAAAATTGGGGGCGCAAAGGTGGGGGCAATAATTTTATTTTAAATTCCTTGATTGAATGTGATCAACGAAATCAGCTAACACCAACAGATACTGTGATTATATTATGGTCAGGGATCAGCAGAATTGACTATTATCAAATCAATGAATGGAGTCACTTGCATAATACATACTTTGACTTAAAAACTCGAGATGTACCATTGTCCTGTCCCGATGGATATCAACTGTTGTCATTTGCCTGGATTATAACTGCTATATCTTTTCTTGAATCTCGTAAGATCAATTGGAAAATGTTTCGTTGGCAAGAGCTAGACACTGACACAAAAATATATGCACTTTATAAAGATTCTCTACAACCATTAAAATATGCACAGTTTGAAGAAAACGATCATTCGTACAAACTCAGCCAGCAATCATCAGTGCATGCCAGTGACTTGTATCAACGATTGGCTGGTCCAGACTGGCCAGATCTTGACAGTATACTAGATGGCTCATATAAAAATATAAAATTGTCTCAAGGTATAGTTGACGAGTGTATTGATTTTTTAAACCAAATGGCACGCGACAAACGTATTTTAGCAAAAAGTTTTGAAGAAATAGATCAACATCCTAGTCCGTTAAAACATTTGGCTTGGGTTGAAAAATTTTGCCCCGAGTACACAGTATCTGCTGAAACAAAAAATCAATTATATAAAATTGATCAATGCTTGCTTAATCAGCAGCCTTATGATTTTAAACCTTCAAGGCCTGAAAGATTTTAATCAATTTTGATTCTTGATTTGGCCAAGTAATTGTTTTAGTTTGGAACTTTGAACGTCTGCTGAAACCTTAGCTGGTTGTTCCCAAGCTGGAGTTCCGGTGGGTCGTTCCCACTTAGTGGAGTTGCCTTCCGCCTCATCAGCAGCCTTGGCCTGGCTTTTGGCTTTGATACTTTCCATGATACTACTTTGTGGTCGGTTGTAGCCGGATTCATCTCCGCCTTCATCAGTAATGCGCATAGTTTCAATGTTATACTCCAAATCAATCTTTTGACCAACGCCGGTCGAGCTTCGAGATTTCATACACTGTATTTGATACTTGCCACGCTCTTTCATAGCACGACTTGTAAAGATGCCAAACACATTATCTGCTGTGTTAATTTTACTGATACCGCCTGCAATATGACTGTGATCAAACTCAATTTCTTCCACAGCACTTCGATTCAACTGACTTGCAGTTACTAACAATACATTGAGTTCTTTGGCCAAGTTGCGAAGTTCTTCTGCTACATACTTGTCTTTGATGAACTGATCGTTGGGATTGACTTTGACACTAACTGGCATCAACAAGTCCAGATAGTCTACCATTACAAAGTCCACTCGGATACCAGTTTGCAATTGCACTTCTTTTAAGTAGCTTCTAATGTCATTGATGTTGCTTTGTGCTGGTAACCCTTTGACGCGATACTGTCCAGATTTTTTACCCACCATTTTAACTTTGAGTTCAGTGGTGTCAATGTCTTTGCGAATGTCTTTGGTACTCATGCTGGTCAGCATAGCATCAGTTCGCAAACTTGTGAGTTCCTCACTGAGTTCCAGTGTCACATACACACCGCTTAGTCCGGCTTGTAGCCAGCTCAATGCTATGTTCATCATCACCAAAGATTTACCTGAACCTGATCCACCTGCAAAGATGTTGAGTTCACCACGGCTGAAGCCACCATATAACAATCGATCCAGTTGTGGCCACCCTGTGCTTACTTGTCCACCTGAGTTAAAGTACTTGTTGATACGGGCCGCGGGATCAGCAAAGTAGTCTGTGCCCATGTCTTTGGTCAACGAAATTTGCACAGCATCTTTTATAAGCTTTTCAACTGGATCGTACTCACCTTTTTCCAGCAAGTCAGCTGCCTTCAAAATAGCACGTTCCAGTTCCTGCCGCTTGGTAAAACTTTCAAACTCGGTCATAAACCACTCAAAGTGGCCTTCATTCAAGTCAGGGACAGGTTGTAGGGTTACTCCACAGGCTGCGGAGATCTGTGTCTTGTCCGGCAATGTCTTGTACTGGTCACTGTGCTCTTTGATAAACTCAGCGGCCTTGCGCAGGCTACGATCAAAATTTTCTGGGTTATAGATGTTTTGGACACGCACATAGCTCGATGCATCCTCTAACATCATTTCCAAGAATAACTTTTGTACTTCAAGTCCGTATTCTTTTAACAACTTTTTTCCTTAATTAAATCACATTTCCCCACGCCAATGGATTGTTTAATAATAACAAATTCCAGCTGGGCCACGGCCCGGCCAATAGTCAATTTTATTTCCAGTTCGATGTATATCAAGTGTCAAACAATGGATTCCACCATCCCAAAATCCTCTGGTTTTAAAATCAATAACATGCGGTGTAATACCGATAGACTCTAATTTTTTACAAGCGGCGTCATCCTCAGATATGCATATAACATTTTTTTCGTCGATTACCAACATGTTTACTTCAAACACTGTTTCTCGAGAATCCCCAAGCCAATGGTTAGCCATATTAAAAACCAAATTATTATAGTGCGAATAGTCAACTCCAGGAAGCCACCATTTGCTGGTATGGCCGTTTGTCCGTCTCTTGACTGTAGTGTTTTTAAGAAAATAAACATCCCAATTTGGAAAAGTTTTGTCATACGTTTTTCGATAATGCGTACTAAAAATCTGGCCTGGGCATACTGGACAAAAGACTCCATCAGAGTGATCACCTGTTGTTGTAACATGTACACGATAATCTTTTGAAAAATGATCAATTACAGAAGACACTTGGGGATGATTTCGTGTGTCAATGAACAAATCTTTACCTACTCTAACTGTGCTAGGGAACGGTAAAAAACACATGTCTTCAGGAATACTCCGGTCTAGAATTTTAACTTTTTGATTGTTATTTTTATACAACTCAATAGCAGATTGAAATGGTTCAACCCCACTGGGATATTGCGGAGTAATGTATAAAGTATCTGCCAACGTCAACGCCCAGTCTCTTGGTGTGATTGGTGGTTTAAGCAAATTATCAAATTCGTCGATATAATCATTGACATCATTAAATTCGGGCCGTCTTACTACGATGTCAAGTTCTTTTAATTTTTTAACAAGTTGATTAAGATCTTGTTGTGTTTTTTCATTAATTTTGCAAAACAAATCTCTATATTGTGAATCTAATACCTCGGCAAATGTTGAAGGATAGCAATCACCTACCCAAACTTCTTTCAAAGGCTGAAATCCAGTATGGCTGCTAATTATAGGCTGAATATTTTTCATCTGATTTTTTTTTCAAGTTGACGTTTTTGTAATTCAATTTTAATTTTGCTGGTCTCTCTTGACTGCATTATATTTAACAACGTTTCAAGCCGTCCCAACTCAACCACAGCGTCATTTACATCTTTGATGTGTGCAGGCCAGTTGGGTATGCTCACTGCCCAGCCAAGCTCTACTGCTCGATCAATAAGTTCTAGTCCTGCTTGGTCCTGGTCAGGTACCACAACTACTTGTTTTCCCAAACTACGTATGAGTCTAGCTTGTGCATCGCTGACGGTGTTGTGCATTACAGCCAATCCACCAATGCTTAATGCATCAAAAATTCCTTCAGTGACAACAACATACTGCCAATCACTGTGTTGTAAATCTGTGCCAAATACATATCCTGGCTGTGAGTGGTTGATATACTTGGGACTCTTGTTATCTAAGAACCTAGCAGTCCACCCTATTACTTTGTTGTTATAGGTAAACGGAATCAACACATAAGGTCTAGTCCAATGAACACCATCAGTCTTAATAGATGTCATCACAGGAAAGTCTTCAGGCACGCCGCGCCGCCGAATGTAATCC